CTGAAAATCAAAAAGCATATCAGATTCTTTTTGATTACGAGGATATTCCGACATTAAAACGTTTTGCTCTGGATAATTCACGGATGAGACTTTGTTTAGGTCCATTTGGATGCCTGTCTTCCGATACGGAATTTCTAACTCCTGCCGGTTGGAAGAAAATATGTGATTATACAGAGACGGATATATTAGCTGAGTTTGATTTATCTACATCAAGAATATTTTTTCATAAACCATCTGATTATATAAAATTACCTTGCGATTCTTTCCTTCATTTAAAAAATAGATACGGCATTGACCAGTTATTAAGTGATGAACATATTGTTCTTTTTAATACAGCTTTTAAACCAGAGGAGTGGAGAACAATCCCGGCTGGAGAACTTGCCGGGAAACATAATTCGCTTAATGATGGATGGTCGGGAAGAATACCAACAATATTTAAAGCTCCGGAAACTAATGGTATTGACTTAACCGGTAATGAAATTCGTTTAATGGTTGCAGTATCAGCCGATGGTCATTTCTCCAAAAAAAGTAATACAAATAGATGTCATATATGCGTTAGGAAAGAACGTAAAAAAATAAGATTAAGAATGTTATTAACGGAATGTGGAATTGATTGGAATGAACGAAATTATGAGGCGCGTCCGACTGAAACAACTTTTGATTTTGACGCTCCGGAAAGAAATAAATTACTGTGGAAGTATTTTAATGCTGATGAATCTCAATTAGCAATTATAGCTGACGAGTTTGTACATTGGGATGGATGTCTTGATTGTTATGGCGGAAGAATATATGCTTCGACAATAAAAGAGAATGCGGATTTTATTCAGTATGTTTTGACTACCACTGGAGTGCGCGCTACCATTGCGAAAATAAATTACAATAATGATAAATGGAAAACCGGGTATAGAGTTTATGCAAATACAGGAACAAATTTTTTATCGATGAGAAACGCTCCAAAAATAGAAAGAGTTCCTTCTCCTGATGGTTTTAAATATTGTTTTAAAACATCAACTGGTTTTTTTGTTGCCAGAAGAAATGGTAAAATATTTATAACTGGAAATTCGGCGAAAAGCAGCGCATGCGTAATGGAGGTTATCCGCCGTGCGCTGGCGCAAACACCTTCTCCTGATGGAATACGCAGGAGCAGATGGGCTGTGGTGAGGAACACCTATTCGATGCTGAAAGATACAACTATAAAAACTTTTCATGATTGGTTTCCTCCTAAATTATTTGGAGAATACAGGGTTACCGACCATACATATATTATAACAAAATTTCCAGGAGTCCATCTGGAAATTATGTTTCGCGCTCTTGACCGACCGGATCAAGTTTCAAATTTATTGTCCCTCGAAGTAACTGGCGCTTGGTTTAATGAAGCACGCGAGATACCTATTGCTATCATTGATGCTATGGATGGAAGAATTGGGAGGTATCCTAGTGGGAGAGATGGCGGGGCAAGTTGGTATGGTATTATTATGGACTCGAATCCTCCATCAGATGACTCAGTATTGTATAAACGTTTTGAAGTCATCCGACCGGAGGGCTGGAAAATATTTAAACAACCATCAGGGTTATCAGTCCATGCGGAAAATACAAAACACCTCCCGAAAAACTATTATATCAATCTTGCCAAAGGCAAAGATGAAATGTATAAACGTATCTATATTGACGGGCAGTATGGGTACCTTGTCAGCGGGAAACCGGTATTCCAGTCATTTAGAGACAATATCCATGTCGCGCCCCATCAACTTGAGCCGCAAAAGGGATTAGATGTTTTGGTAGGGATGGATTTTGCCCTTCAGCCAGCTTGTATTATTGGTCAAATTACAACCCTTGGTCAACTTCAAATATTAGACGAGGTGGTGTCTGAGGGTATGGGATTGCGTCAATTCTGTGATAATAAACTTCTTCCACTTCTTCGTCTTAAATACTTTGGTATGAACGTTATGGGATTTGGAGACCCCTCCGGGGTTGCCCGTGCGCCGACAGATGAGTCCACCTGTTTTGAAGTTCTTCAGGGGCCGGAAGTGGGTCTGCGCAATATTGTTCCGGCTCCAACCAATGCTATTCTTCCCCGGGTGGCTGCTGTGGAAAATTTCCTGAATAAAATGTATGCGGGAGAACCTTCTTTTATCCTTTCTCCCAACTGCCATTATCTCCGTAAAGCCATGAACGGCGGGTATCATTATGAAAAGGATCCGAGAAGTATGGGCGAGGAATACAAAATCATGCCAGTGAAGAACTTCTCGAGTCATTGTTGTTTTAGTGGAAAAACCATGATTCTTACACCAACCGGTGAAAAAAGAATTGATGAAATCAGAGCGGGGGATTTTGTTGTTACACCCTTTGGAAACCGGAAAGTAATTGCAGCAGGATTGACACACAAAAAAACTAAAGTTATTGAGATAACTTTTTCAGATGAAAGGAAAATTGAATGCACTGAAGATCATGAATTTATAAAATCAAACAAAAGTATTGCAAAGAGTAATGCTTTGCGATATAGTGATGTCCTGCAAGATTATAATTCATGGAGGACATTACAATGGAGCATCCAGAGTTTATTGAGTTTGAAGAAAAGAAATACCGGCTTTCGTCAGGTAATTACTACAGGGTCGAAAATTGGAGAAAGGCAACATGCAATCTTCACAGAGCTGTTTGGGAAAGTCATAATAAATGTAAAGTTCCTGAAGGATATGATATCCACCATATTGATGGAAATGTATTTAATAATGATATTTCCAATCTTGAGGCCATCCATGGTTCCGAACATTCCAGATTCCACCTGTTTGAAAGAATTAAAAACGGAACCTGGGATTTTAAAAAAAGTCTCGAATTGGCGCGGGAAGCAGCGAAATCCTGGCATGGGTCTCCTGAAGGAATCAAGTGGCATAGTAAACATGGAAAAGAAACATGGGTTGACAGAAAAATTTATATCACATGTTGTCTGTATTGCGGGAAAAATATTGAAGCTTCATTCCCGTCAAGAAAGAAATTCTGTAATGCAAACTGCCAAAATAGATATAGATACTACAGTGGAAAAGACAACGTTCAAAGAACGTGTGTTATTTGTGGTAAAAACTTTACAGCGAATAAATATTCTAAAATCAAAACCTGTGCCAAGGATTGTGCAAATATCTCAACTTCCAGAACTAAAAGATGTATATAATATTACCGTAGACATTGATCATGTTTTTTACGCGAATGGTATCTTGTCTTGTAATTGCGATGCTCTTGAATATCTTTGCATGTTTATTGCCGAGCGTGATATTCATGATAAACGCTGGAAAGATTTAAGTTCAAAAGTAAATTTAACAAACTATAAACCAGTGAATTCAATCGGGGGATACTAAAATCAGCGCGAGGGAAATAAAACTCAGGGGAAAATTATGGATGAAATAAAATCAGAGTTTCAGGAATCAAAACGTAATTCAGAAGTAATGGTGTCATTCGGCGCGCGCCTTTATAACCAGTTCACCGCCAATGAAGGGTTCCGGTACGCCAAGGAGCAACAGTGGCTGGAAGACCTTCGCGCATACAAAGGATTGTATGACCCGGATGTAAAAATATCAGCGGATGCTTCTAAGGTCTATCCGAAGTTGACCCGTTCCAAGGTCAATATCGTTCTTTCCCGGCTCCATGAAATGCTGTTCCCGGAGAATGACAAGAATTTTGAAATCAAGCCGACTCCGGAACCCAAAATATTTCCGGAAATAGTAGAGGAAATAATTCAAGGTTTACTTCAACAGAAAATGATGGAAATACAAATAGCGATGCAACAGAATCAGCCCGGTTCTATGCCCGGTTCTATGCCTGGTTCTATGCTTGGCCAACAACCGGAAATCCAGCCTCTGTCTATCGAGGATGTCCGGATGGCCATAAAAGCTTTTTCCGATGCCACCTGCGAATCTATGTCCAAAGTAATCGATGACCAACTTCTTGAAATGGATTACCCTGAAGAAACTAAAAAAGTATTAAAATCAGGATTATTGTATGGAACCGGTATTATGAAAGGTCCTATGATTAATAAACATACCCGGCATAAATGGGAACCAAATCCTGACGGTGATTATCAGGAAGCCAGAGAAACAGAGGATGTTCCTTATTTTGAAGCCATTCGTATCTGGGACTGGTATCCTGATATGACGGTTACTGAAATGTCCATGATAGAGGGAAGTTTTGAACGTCATATCATGTCCAAACATGATATTCGTGAACTCATTGACCGTGAAGATTATTACGGTGACATTATAACAAAATTCCTTACCGAACATCCAAATGGCAACTACACTGCAAAGAATTGGGAAATTCAACTTCAAACCATAGAAATGGAAGCCGGAGCCAAAAGTACTGCTACAACAACCGCTTATACTGCAACCGGCGAAACCAGCAGGGCGACCAACCGTCAAATTGGCAAAAAATATGAAGTTCTTGAATTTTGGGGATATATTGACGGTTCTGATCTTGAGGCATGTGGAGTCAATATATCAGACCCGACTCTGGAATATGCGGCAAATGTCTGGATAATAGGGAAAACAATTATCAAGGCTACTCTTTTTGAAGGCGCTCTCAATCGCTATAAACTGTTCTATTACGAAAAGGATGAAACAAGTTTGTACGGTGAAGGTCTTGCTCGTGTCATGCGTCATAGCCAGATTGCCGTTGCGTCTGCGGCCCGTATGGTTCTTGATAATGCCGCTGTAATCAGTGGACCTCAAGTAGAAATTAATTGGTCACTACTCACTCCCGGACAAGATATGTCATCCTTCCATTCTCGTAAAATATGGTATCGTGAAGGCCGTGGAATTGAAGCCCAATACCCGGCTATCCGCAATCTGAGTTTTGAATCCCACATTGATGAACTTATTGGAGTTTCCAAATTCTTCATGGAATTTGCCGATATCGAAACCACACTCCCTACCTGGCTGGCCGGTCAAATGGTCAATAATGAAACTGCGCAGGCTGCTTCCGGCAGAATGGCAACCATAACCATAAGTATTAAAGACATTGTAAAGAACTTCGACATGTTTACAGAACATATTATCCAGGATCTCTACGCCTGGAACATGGAATTTAATCCCAGACCTGATATAAAAGGTGATTATAGTGTAAAAGCCCGTGGGGTGTCTTCCCTTATTATGAAAGAAATCCGTATGCAGGCCATAAATCAGTTCATGTCTACCCTTACCCCTGAAGATTTGGTCTACATTCCCCGCCGTGAACTTCTGAACGAACGTCTGAAAGTCCATGATATCAATATCAATCTTAAAACAGAGGAAGAGGCCGATAAGATCCGCGAACAACAGTCCAATTCTGAGATGGCCGTATTGGAAAAAGAAATGTTGAAGTCTGAAATAGCCAAAAACAAGGCTCAGGCCATGAGTAATTTAACTAAGGCAAAACAAAAAAATGTAGAGGCCAACAAAGAGGCGGAAACTCCACCCGAAATTTCTGAAAATGAGTCACCGGAAATGAAAGCGGCCAGATTAGAACAGGAACAGGCCAAAACTGATGATCAGAGAACTAAAACCGTCTTGATGGTTGACAAACACCAAGCAGAAAAGGCAAAATCGGATCATGAAATGGGTCTGTCTACCGCCCAAACAGCCATTGAGGAACGCCGGAAGGAAGAAAAACACCAGACTGAGTTGGAGATTAAGAAAGAGACAGCAAGACATGGTATGAAAATGAAGGAAAAGGCGGTTAATAAACCGAAAACCGGACTAGTTAAAGGGGGAGGGAAGTAATGCAGGAGAAAATGCGTAAAAAAGGCGAGTTAGTTTCAGCAGTCAACGGGTTCAACCATACCCCTCCAATGGATGCGGTTATTGCCCTGTTGGATTTATACATTGAATTAACCAGAATTCAAAACGATGTCGCTCAAGAATCTGAACTTAAACACAACCAGGGGAAAATTGCGGCATTCAGGGAATTAAAAGATGTCATCACGCGAGGCAACCCGCAAAGACCTGTGTGAAAAATTATTGACAACGGAATTAATTTTATGATATATGGTAATCGGAAACATTGTGAAAAAGATTTGAAGCGTGATTTAACAACTTTTAATCATCAACCAGAAGAAGGAAAAGAAGGAAAAGAAGGAAAAGAAGGAAAAGATAATGATGAAGTAAAGATGTCAAAACAGGAAGCTATTGAACTCTGTAAACTGTTGGAGGGAGCGAAAAGAATTATGCAGGGCAAGATAGCGAAAGCTTAAATCTCAATTAATAAACGAGACTAAAGGTCAACATTCAGGAATTAAATTTCCTTTCTGTTGACCTTTTTTTATTAAAAATGAGGGGAAAAATTATGAAAGAAAAACCGGATGAAAACACTGCCGCAGAAATTCTGTCACAACAGAATGAAGTATTTAATGAAGCATTTAATGAAGCAGAAGTAAAAAGTGAAGATGGGGTCCCTGCTTCCGGTCTGCCCGATCCCGGTGATTTAAGTAAAACCAAACCGGAACCATTTCATGCAAAAGGTGATGAACCATCTCCCGTTGATGATAAAAAATCCGGTACACCCGCTGAACCGCCTCCTTTGGAAGATTACGAACAAAAATGGAAAAGTCTCAACGGGATAATCAAGTCTAAAGAACAGCAGTTTCAAACCCGCGAATCAGAACTTTTAACAGAGATAGAGAAGTTAAAGACTCCACCGCCTTCTCTTCCTGTTGATGATAAAAATAAAAAAGTGGAAACCGGACTGGATGTCGAAACTCTTTTAAAAAATCTTAATCTTAACGATGAAGAAAAGGCCATGTTAAAAGAGTATGATGAAGAATTCGGATTAGTTTCCAGAGTGGAAAGTTTAAGACTCGGTAAAGCAATCGAATCAATTTACGGTATACTGAACGAAGGATTCCAGAAACAACTCAAAGAAGTAAAAAATGAATTCCAGAGTCAGTTGAAACCGACCGCAGAGTTTGTCGAAAAGACAACCAGGGAACGGGAAGAGGATGCAGTCAGCAACCACTTCAATACAATCGAAACGGCTTATCCTGATTATAAGACCTACCATGAAAATGGTAAAATCATCGAATGGATTCAAAGTAAACCGGCATATCTCCAAAAGGGAATGCTGGAAGTTTGCCAGTCGGGAGCAGCCGGGGAAGTTATTTCTCTTTTGGACGACTTCTATAAAGAAAGTAATATCCCGGTAACCAGTAATCCGCCTCAGAATAATGTTGTGGGAATGGACAGGGCCAAAAAAGACCGGAAGGCCGCCTTGACTCCTCCGCAAAGTAAACGCGGCGCAATAAATCCAAACCTTAAACCATCTGATGATTTCGATGGAGCGTTTGATGAGGCGATAAGTAAATAAGGAGAAAATTAAATGAATTTAACTACTTACGGAAATATAACTCCTAGAACTGCCGCCTTTGTTGCGGTGGATTTGTTAAAAAGAGCCATGCCGTATCTGGTGCTGGAAAAATTCGGTGGACGATAGTTTGGCCGAATAAAAAGTCCTTAAAGTCGGGGAACATCCTATAATAGGACAATCCCGAGCCAATCC